CAAATCGACCCGCAGACAACGCTTTTCGTCCCGGACTTCTCCGCCAGCCGCTACGACCCCGAAACCGGCGAGCTGTTCGGCTACGCCCCCGACTATGACGCGCTGGAAGCCGAAAAGGCCCCCGCCGTGCAGGCCGACAAGCCCGGCGAATACGTCTATTGCTACGAAATGCAGCAGGCCCCCACCGGCTGCGACTTCGCCGCCGATCTTTCCTACTACGGCAAGCATTATTTTCTTCGGCCTCTCCGCGACGGTCTCCCGCAGCTCCACGGACGCGGCATCAGCTACGACGAGCAGCGCAACACCTACACCGTCACCACCCGCGCCTATGACAAACTCAAAGAGCAGTACCGCATCCGTTACGAAACCTGTCTTGACTGACCACAAAACCGGACACCTTGGAGCCGCCGCACCGGGCAAAGCGACGGCACCCCATAAGCGAAACCCCAAAACACAAAACGGAGGTACACACCATGTACGAACAGACAAGCATGATCGCCCCGCCGCAGGCCGAAGCAAAGCCCGCCGCCCGCTATTATGAGATCAACGAGGACACCGCCCGCAACGCTCACTACTGCGTCCACATGAGCGACTACCGGCCCGGCAGCGCCACCAACGGCTACCGCGCCGCCGTGGACAAGGCCGCCGCGCTGGTGGAGGCACGGAAAGCCAAGGTCAGCCCCTACTACCACGACAAGCTCGACGCGCTGCTTGACCGCTACGCCCGCCGCCTTGCCCAATGGACGAACGACTACAACCGCAATCAGGCCAGCTATCCCAGCCAGTTTATCTCCGGGGCGGGCAACTACAACATGAAAAAGCACGATAAGCAGATGTCCCGTGAGGGCACCCTCTGGAGCGAGTACGACGAGATCAAGGCCATCTTGAACAAGATCGAGGCCGTCGGCACCGGCGCGGTAGACCTTGCCGACCCCCACGCCCGCGAAATGCTCGCTGAACAGCTCCAGAAGCTCCAAAGCAAGCTCGACGAAAGCAAGGCTCTGAACGCCTATTACCGCAAGCACAAATCCTTTGACGGCTTTCCTGGCCTGACCGCCGAGGCCGCTGCCAAGCTCACCGCCGACTTTGCCGACACCTGCCAGCGCTGCCCGTGGGTAAAGCACCCCATCCCCGACTATGAATTGACCAGCCTGCGCGGCAAGATCAAGCGCACACAAGCCCGCCTCGACGAGTTGGACAAGCGCACGGAGCAGGCCCAGCAGCCCGCCGACAACACAAAGTTCCCCGGCGGTGAGATCGTCCGCAACCTCGAAGCCGACCGCCTCCAGATACTCTTTGACGAGAAGCCCGACGACGAGCAGCGCGAGGCTCTGAAACAAAACGGCTTCCGCTGGTCGCCCCGCTATAGCGCGTGGCAGCGCCAGTTGACCCAAAACGCCGAGATCGCCGCCCGCCGCGCCGTCGGCCTGACCGAATAACAAAACCGCCCAGCAAGTTACCAGCAAGTTAAACGCCCGCCCCGGAGGTCACGAGGGCAGAAAGGACACAACATGAACAGCTATCCCAACATCATGTATTTCTTCCATGACGGCAGCACCTACCTCGTCCCGCACTATACAAACGTCTCCGGCCTCGCCGTTATGTTGGACGAAGCGCGACGGGCCGCCTATCTGGATATGACAAAAAGCAGCGCAGACCACGCCGTCTACGCCGTGAAGCATTACGACCCCAAAACCGGCGATGTCGTAAAGGCTGACATTTATGCCCCCGCCGTTCTTCTGAACGAAGCCGAGTTTACCGAGCGCACCGACGCACAGATGCAGGAAAGTCCCGGTTGCTATATTCTCGCGCTCCACGCCAGAAAATAACCACAAGCTGACCTATCGGCAAAACGGGGAGAAAGGGGCCTTATGAAAGCCAAACTGAACGATGCGCAGGCCCGCGCATATATCGCGGGCGACCCAAGCGAACCCGCGCAGGAGATCGAGCGCAAGCACATTCTTCATTTGACAGCCTGTTTGCAGGAAGCAGCGGGCCGCCCCGGCATGAACCTTGCTGGCCTGTGTAAAACCGCCGAGCGCTATGTCCAAAACCATCAGTGCACAGAAAACCGGCAGGAGTTAGCCTTGCTGATCGCGGCCCGCGATGCCATTAAAGCCCGCGCCTCCGCCAAAATTGCCCCGTAGACTTTTACACGCCCGCGTGTTATAATGCGACAAAACAAAACCGAACAGGGAGGCAGACCATGAACGAAGTCCCCGAAGTGTTCCCTGCATACCGCCTCGTCGCCGAATTTGCCGACGGCCAGCGCCTCGCCTTTGACGGCCTCACCGAGCAGCAGGCACAAGACCGTATGGAGGCGGCGCAGGCCCAACACGGCGATATATGCTGGTATGACGGCGTGACCGATCAGCACTACGAAAACGGAAAATATTACAAGCTCACCCCGCAGCCGCCGGAGATCATCGTGATCGACCTGACAGACTGCCCCGACGAGCCGGAAAAGGAGGATTGACCATGCCCATACCCGAAAGCAAGCGCCGCAACAACGATATTTACAACGCCAAATGTGACCGCATCAGCGCCCGCCCCATTAAGCCCATCGGCAACGCCATCCGCGCCGCTGCCAAAGCCGCCGGGCAGAGCGTACAGGCGTATGTGCTGCAAGCCTGCGAAGAACGCATGAAGCGCGAGGGCCGACCGCTGGAGCTTGACAGCCCCGCCGACGAATAACACAAATCCGACGTGCTATCGTGCAGAACAAAACCCCGGCAGACCGTACTAAAACGGCCCGCCGGGGCATTTTTATCTTCTCTTGCTGCTGTACAGGTATCTGCACCGCCGCCGGAGCGCTTTTCGCCTCGCTCTCCGCACAAAAAGCCACCTCACGCCCTCCACCAGCTTTTCCACAAAATCCACGGTCTTTTCCTCCCATTCGCAAATTGTTTTTCCAGCGCCGCCCCGACGATCACGGAAACCATTTCGCGCCACGCGCGAAGTCTCGAAAAACTTGTTCCTATAAGGCTGGTTTTCCTGTTCCGCCGCCTCTGTGTTCCGGCGCAAGATCAGGCGGCAAAGCAGCCCTTACTCAGCCCCGCCGGACAGGCCAAAATTTTTTGCCGCTTATTATGTACGCGCGCGCGACGCGCGACGGGCCAGCGCCTCCGCTTCCGGCAGCTCCTCCAGCACCTCGCCCAGCCGCTCCATGGCCCTTGTGTGCCAATCACGGGCCGTGCTGTCCGCCGTCCCCATCCTCGCGCTGATCTTCGCCCAACTGTACCCACGCACATAGCGCATCACAATGACCTCTTTGTACTTACCGTTCAGCGCGTCCAGACAGGCGCGAATACAGGCTTCATCCCCGGACAAAACCCGCTCCGCCTCCGCAATCTCCGCCAGCTGCTCGCTCACGCCGTTTTCCAGCGCCCGCAGCCCGCTTTCCTCCGTCGGCTTTCCCGGCGACGAACCGCGCGGCATCCCGTCACACGCCAGCCCTCGCAGTCCGTAATAATTGCCCTCCAATTCCGCCCGCTCCTGCCGCAGCAGGCGCAGCATCCCCGGAATTGCCTTGTAGTACAGGGCTATGTGCTTCACGCTGCCATACCGCATCCGTCGCCTCCTGTTCTTGGCTCTGCGCCAAATCTCCTTGCCTGTGGTGTCAATCCAACGTTTTCCCGAAGATCGGCTCTTTCGCGTCGCTCTCGTCCACATCCACCGGCTCGCCGAGAATGTCTGTCATGCGCCGGGCCAGCATATTGTAGCCGAACCAGTCCCCGCCCTCGGCCCACTCGTTGAACTGCCGGAATACGTCCTCCGTGGCGCGGACGGTCTCATTCAGCCGCTCCACGCCAAAGCCGAGGGCCTGACGCGCCCCCAGCGCATAGCATTTCACCACGATCTCCGCCGCTTCCCGCCGTTCGCCCAGCAAGGCCCAATCCCGGTTGCTTTTCGGTGCTTTTGACGCGGGCAGCACAAAACGTTCCGTCAGCAGGCCCTCCAGCTCCTCGTTCAGCTTCTTTTTCGCCCGCTCCATGCCCACGCCGCGCTTGTTGACGGCAAACCGCTCCAGCGCGCCGTTTGCGGCGTTGATCACGCGGTCAAGCCGGTCTTTCCCGATGCCGTAGCGGTCATGCAGCGCAACCATGAAGCACAAAGAGATCACATGGCCCGCCGCCTCCCGGTTTTTCTCCACCCGCTCGCTCTCCGGCGTTTTCCCCCGCAGATAGCGCGTCTGCGCCTGACGGGCCGCGTTGGTGCCAAAATGCGCCGGGATATGCTTATTTCTCCTCATGCTCCGCCTCCAGTTTCCCGCAGAACCGCCCGCACATGGGGCAGAACTCCGCGCACAGCACATTCAGCCCGCCGCCCCGCGCCGTGCTGTCCATCACAAGGCGGGGCCTGCCGTCCTCGCCGTATTCCAGCCAGAACGCCGTGCCGTCCACGGTCTCCAGCTTTTGGTGCCGCTGGCACAGGCCGCACACGGGCATTTCCTCCCGCTTCTGCTCTCTGTCCTCGAACCACGCCAGCTTTGCAAGAGCCACCTCGTAACCCCTGCTGGAATACACGCGCCCGTCTTTGTCGTAGTGCGTCAGCCGTTTTTCCCACATGATGATACCTCCTCCGCCAGCTTCCGCCAGCGTTTGATTTCTTCCTTGTCCTCCGCCGTGATGATCTCCGTGAATTTCCAGCCCGCCGGACGGGCGATCAGCTCCAGAAACACCCGCCGCCGGACTGGATAATCCCGCTGCATCCGCCGGACAAACTTGCTCTTGATCTCCACGATCTCCACGGTGCCGTCGGCATAGGTCAGCCGGAAATCCGCCGTGTACTGAACGCTCCGCAGCTTCACGCCGTTGTATTCCCCCGCCGGGAACAACAGAAAGCACGGGTGCGCTTCCCACTTCACGATCTCCCCGCGTCCTACTTTTGGCGCGACGGTGCCAACGTAGTATTCATACTCGCCCCGACTGTCAAATTTCAGCCCGGACATGGCAGCGGCACGGGCCGCCGCCGTCACGGTGTCGCCCCGCTTTTTCCCGCGCCCGGCAAGCTGTGCCTCTGCCTGCGCCCGGTAACGCGGCGGCAGATCGGATAGCTCCAGCCGGTACGCCATTCACAGCACCTCTTCGTTCTTTTCTCTCTGCGTCGCTATCATGTCCGCGTAATGCAGCTCCAGCACAAGCGGCGTTCTTTCCATGGCGGCATTCAGCGCACGGCTCCCTCCACGGAAAGCATCGTCATACGCGCCCATGTGCCAGCGGATGGCAAGGGCCTCGTCGTCCGTCAGCTCCATGTGCTTCATCACGAGATAGACAGACTTCTCCCCATGTCCCATGGGCATCTGATCTTTCACGGTATAGTCAGGATATTCCCCGGCATAGTAGTTCGCCTTGCACACGTCATGCAACAGCGCCACGATGGTCTGTGTCTGCAGCGAATACAGACCGCGCAGATTGAAATTCCCCAGCAGGGCATAATACACATTCAGGCTGTGCTTCACCAGCCCGCCGGGATAGGCCCCGTGAAACCGTGTGCTGGCCGGAGCCGTGAAGAAGTCCGTGCTTTTCAGCCACTCCAGCAACTTGTCCGCGCCCGGCCTCACCACCTGTGACAGAAAAATTTGCTCGAAGCGTTCGGCATCGTTCATTCTCATTTCCTCCTTGGTCGATATATATTTCCTCGCCCGTGCCAGCACTCGGCGCGGCGCAAGATCACAACGGTATGCCGCTGTCCGGCGTTACTCACCTTGGTTTCTACGCGGTTGAGCGTGTAGCCGGGGTATTTCTGTTCCCAGAACGCAGCGTCGTCTATGTACACGGTGCTGGCCTCCTCCAGCTTTTTGCGGCTCCACTTGGTATCGTTGGGCGGCGGTGTCTTGGGCTTTTCCAGTCCACGGCTCTGCCGCCAGCTTCGGGCGCACCGCTTGTTCTTGTTGATATATTTTACAAGGCCCTCCACGCTTCCGTGGTCAACGGTGAGATATTCCCCTCGTGTTAGGCCAATGCTGTTTCCGTTCTTATCGCTCCATAGCTCCTCCAGCACGTCACGGGTCAGTCCCTCTGTGTGCTGGATGATCGCGTGGTGATGATGGCGGCCACAGATCGTCCCGTCTGCCATCACCGTTGTGTATTCCGTGGCGGCTACCCACTTTGGGCGCTCCACGCCGTTCTTGTCGCACCAGCGATACACCCGCTTGATGTAATTCGTCCAGTCCATATCCGCCCGCTTGGTGTCTCCCGGCGCTGGCAGATGATCGTCGTCATAGGTTCCCGTCCATGAGAAGTCGCCCTTTCCGAAGTTGGCGTTTACAAGCTGCACATGGTATCTCTTTGAGCGGTTGTCGTTGTAGGTCTGCTGGGCGAGCGTACAGGCTTCTTTCTTCTTTGCTCTCCGGCTCGCCTTGTGCTGCTTTGGTGTCACGGGGTACAGATCAACCTCCATGTACCCCGCCGTGGCGTAGTCCTTGCCGCAGATATGCTTTTGTTCCCGATAATACAGGCTCATGCGGCCACGCCTCCCTCGTTTTTGCGTGTATGCGCCGTCACCGGCTTGCATACGGGCCATTTCAACAGTCGTATGCCGTCAGGCACACCCCTGTTTCATGGCTTGTCCCTTAACTTACTGCTGGTATACCAGCCCATTGCGGCCCCTCGGCCGCAACAGAAATTCTCTCCGGCACCGCCGGAAACAGGTCTCGCTTCAACCGGCAAGGCCGCGCCGCTCTCACGGCGCGACCGCATCCGGTCGTCAGATTGTCGTTGTCTCCGTCAAGATCGGTGCGAGCATCTTTTCTCTCGCCGCCTCGTAGAAACTCTTGTCCACCTCGAACCCGTAGGCGCTGCGCCCCAGCTCGTAGGCGGCGCGTAATGTGGTGCCGCTCCCGGCCACCGGGTCGATCACCACGTCGCCGGGGTCTGTGAACACTTCGATCAGGCGTTTCAACACGCCCACCGGCTTTTGCGTGGGATGTATCTTCGGGTACTCCTTTCGGCTGTCCCGCTCCCAACGAAACCAGTCAAAAACCATGTGCTTTCCGCCGTCCTCTCCGACGTTGCGGAACTTCGGCAGCTTGTCCCGGTAGAGGACGACTGCAAATTCCGTCGCGCCCACGATCTTCATGTTGGCTTTTAATACCTGCGCGGAATAGTTCTTGCAGAAAAATAACGGATAGCTTTTTGCAAATCCGTACCGCTTTCCGTACTCGATCACGGTCTGCATCTGCTCAAAGGCGCAGAACACGATCATGGCCGGGGCCTGTCCCTTTTCCTTTGGCTCTTTCTTCAACAGCCTGTTGCAGAAGTGCATATACTCCGCGATCTTGAACGTACCGTCCGTGTGGAAAAAGCTCTGCTTTGCCAGCTTGCTTTCCCCGTTCTTGTTGTCGCCGCCCTGATACCACATGGGATTGCTGGCATAGGCATCCGCGCCGATGTTGTATGGGATGTCCGCGATTACAAGCTGGGCTTTCGGCACATTGTACCGCTTGAAATTCTGGAAATTATCGTGGTATAGCTCACATTTCATATCGTTTTCTCCCTGCGCCGCCGCATCCGGTAGCACAGCTTCCCGCACCTGCGGCAGACGATGTAATTTGTGTGATACTTCCCGCCGTGCCGGTCGCTCCGGCGGCGTGTGACCTCTATGTATTCCGTCTTGCACGGGCTGTGCAGTCCCAAGCGGCAAAGCAGCGGCTTCATCGTCCGTCACCTCTGATTTTCCGCTCAAACTGCTCGATTTCTCTCACGAGAAGCAAGCAGAGCCACGCCAGCACAACACCGTCAACCCTGCTTTCATGCACGATGCCCTCAAAGACGCATTCTGCGCCAATCCAGCACAGGTCGAGCATCACATACAGGAACAGAAACAGCAGCCCCTTTGCCGCCGCGTTCAGAATACGCTCTGTTGTTCTCCCGCTCATTCCGTCTCCTCGCTTTCCAGATGCAGCAGTTGTTGGAGCTGCTTCCAGATGCGCAGCGTCCGCTTATCCGTCTTATTGATACACGCCTCGATCAACCGCAGGCGATACAAGATGTCCTCCCTGTCCTGTCGTTTCCCGATCTCGACCTGTCGTGCGAGCTTCGTATAAGCGGCTTTTCGCGCCTCCTCTGTTCTGTACCACACACCCAGCTCTTTCCCGCTGGACAGGCCCAAGAACAGCCCATATTGCGCATCCCCGCCGCCTCTCCTCGTTTCGATGTACGCAACCTGATCGGGTGGCACAAGATAGTAGCCCTCGAAGTCGATCATTCCGCACCCTCCATCAGAAACACCATCTTTTTCCCCACATACTCGCACCAGTGCTTTTCAAGCTGTGCACCGGGGCTGTCCTCCCAATCCGGCAGGAACACCGCCGTGTCGGCGCTCTCCAGCATGGCAAAGCAGATGCGCATGTAGTCCGCCTTTTTCAGTCCCTCCGGCGTGACCGCCGGGGAAATCACCGTCACACCGGCCCGCTCCTCCAGCTTCTTTGCCGCCGCCGCAAATTTCTCCCTGTAGTTCGGGTCTCCCGTGATCTTTCCGGCCAGATACACTTTCATTCTCTCACCTCCGGCCTTTCGGCAACGGCGGCCAGTGGGTGACATTCGCACTCGGCCATTCCACCAACGTTTCCAAGCCCAGACCACCGTGATACATCGTTGCCAGTTTAACGGCCCCACCGAGCGTGATGTTTTCTTTCTCCTTGCCTCCCGCCGTGGATATACACCGCAGGGCTTTTACGAGGTCTTGATCGTTCATTCCTGCCCGCCTCCCAACTTCTCCATCTGCTTCCGTTTCCAATTTTCTGTGTACTGCTCCATGCTCCCGTTAAAGCCCGTGCAGAGAAGCACATCATGCACCGTTTTTCCCTCGTGGGCGCAGTCTGAGCAGTTTAAGCCGTTGTTGCACGGCGTTTCGCAGAACTGGCACATGCAGTTGTCATTGTCGAACGTACACGGATTGACCACTTCCACGATGATCTCCCGCCCGCAGCCGGGGCAGAAGTGCCATCCGTTTTCCGTCGGCCCGTCCGCCTCGAAATTCTCGATGTACCCACACGCCCGGCACCGCCAAGCGTCATGCTCCCGGTCTACGCACTCATATACCGTGCTTTTCTCGCTCATTTCGCTTCGCCCTCTTTCTCAAAGAAAAATACAAACAGCACCTCAAACATTTACATATCGGTTTCGGCAGTTCACATTGTTGCAGAAGCGCTCGCGCCCGATCTCCCGCAGGCGATGCCCGCAATACTGGCAATAGTCGCCCCGCTGTCGCCGTGGTTCTTCCTCTGCGTGTGTCCCGCAGTATCTCATGCGGTTCATCAGACACAACACGGAGCCGGGCTGCACCACCGCCGCGCAAACACTTTTCGCTTTACAGTCGTAGCAATCCATCACTCCGCCTCCTCCGCTCTCCTCGGCCTCCATTCCTCGTCCCGCACCTGAAACGCGTCCCCAAGCTGCACGGTTTCCGGGAAATTGTGCTGGGTGGTCTGTACTGCGTATTTGTCGATCTCGGTTGCATAGTAGGCTGTTATGTCCACACCCAGCTTGTCCAACGCGATATGGCCGCAACTCATGCCGTCGTACATGGAAAGCACTTCCACCGGCTCCTCTGTCATACCATCGAAATGGCGCATAATATGGGCAATCACATCCACCGTCCATCCGTTGCCCAGCATTTTATACGCCTGCGTGTCGCTGACTGGAAAAGTGTATGTGTCCGGCACAGTCTGGAGTCGTTTACACTCCGTCACGGTTAGCTTGCGAATAATGTAAAAGCCGTCAGCCAGTTTAATGGGGTATTCCTTGCCTTTGATGGCAATTTTCCCATTTCTAACCTCGTAAACAGGCACCGACTTCCCCGCAGCCGTAACTACAAGTATGCTTTTCGGCCCCGCTGCCATCCCGACAGGCATCGCCACGCAGGTTTTACGGTCAACGGTGTTTCCAACCATGTTTCTGATCCCGTCTTTGTAGTATGTAACCCGCAGGCATTGGGCTTTCCCCTCGACGGTTTCATTTAGCGGCACCGGCACGGCGTAAAGCCCAGTTTTTGCACCCACGCCCCCACCATTCCCGCACAAAGTCACACTCTTACCGTCCGGTGAATAAACACGGTATTGCTGGCTGTCAAAGTCCTGCTTCTTTGCGTCGTTCTCAATAGTGCCGATGCGGATAGGCTCTGCAGCTCCATTTCGTTGCCGTCTTGCAATCATATCTTCCGCTGTGGCACTATGGTTTGATGCTGTTAGTGCATAGCCTTTCTCGCGCCAGCAGACGCCGCTTTCCAGAATGCCCCGCAGCAAAATGCCCCTGTCCTCCGGCTGTTCCACACGGACTTGGCTGTATGTACCGTCCGGCTCACGCTTGCCGACCCAGTAGAGCCGCTGGCGGTTCTGTGCGGAGACCAGAGCGGAGTTGATAAGCACCGGTTCCACGCCCAGCTCCGCCGTGATCTGCGCACGGATAGCGGGAGACATGGATTTGTTGTTTTCGTACAGGAAATAGTCGGGATGGTACTTGTCCCGTGCGATACGGTAATTCAAAAATAGTTCCCAGCCGATGCCGCTGGCTTCCGTCTCGCGGTTCTTGGTCTGTGCGATAGACCAGTGCGTACATGGCGAACCGCCGATCAAGATTTTCATTCCTCCGCCTCCTCGCGCAGCCAGTCCAGTGCGCACAGTTCACATGCCGTCATTCCGTCGCGTCCTTTTAGGTAGCACGTACTGTCACGATCATTGTTCTTGCAGTAGGCCGCGCCGTCGTTGCTCAGCATGAATTTTGCCAGTTCCTCGTCATTCATTTCTCGAACCCTGTCCGCGTTGGTAAAGACCACATCCGGGCAGTTCTGTTTCCGGGCATTTTTACAGGCTTTCCCGCCGTAGTTCAACAAGCAGCCAGCAACCCGGCACCGATCACAGAGTTTCATTCCGCCACCGCCTTAACCGTCATAGCACCCGCATGGAGCGCCGCAGATACACCCGCCGGGGCTGTCCGGGAACAACTGGTCAAAGGTCAACTGCGCCTCCTCGAACTCCTTGTTTGCCATAAACTCGTTGTAGTAGCTCTCCCATGACCAGTTGCGCCCAAGACCTTTTACGTTCACATTTGTCTCGGCGCTCCCGTGTTCCAGCGCGATAGCCCGCTCAAAGAGATCAGGGTAGTTCTCCCACAGTGCTTGTATTTCTTTCTTCTTCATGGATGGGCAGAAAAAGCATGAACTTTTCCCCGGTCTCGGCAGTCCGGCCCGCTCGATCACGTGCACACATTCCTCGCGCGTCCATCCTCACTCGTAGAGCGGATAATGTTTTTCGTACTTTTTGTCCGCTTCGTCGATGGGCGCGGCGTGTTGGATGCGCCGCGTCTCCCCGGCATCGTAGCCAATGTACTTGTGGACGCGCTGGCCGCTGGCCCACACATCCTTGCACGGCTGGTAATTGTTGCAGAACTTCTCCTGCGTCCCGATCTTGTGCTTTAGAGAACAACGCTTGAAACCGTATGCGATAGATGGAAGCGTCCCGCTGTTGATGCATTCCTGCTCCAGCGTCAATCTGTTTCCGTCCTTGTCGTGGTACTCCACGGAGACGATCTTTGGGATGCCATGCTTTACCAGCCACTCATTGAACGTCCCCATGAACTCGTAGGTGTGCGGCTGCTCGCCGCCGGTGTCCGCAAACAAAATCAGATCAATAGGAATTTTGTGCAGATACATCCCGATAATCATGGCGGTGCTGTTTGTCCCGCCGCCAAAAGAGACAACGTTCATTCCGTCTCCTCCCCGGTGCTGCCGTCCCAGTCAATCGCTTGTCCGCATTGTCCGCAGAAGCGGCAGCAGTTTCCGTCCTCGTTGTGCAGGTATTCGCCGCTCCCGCAGGACGGGCAGGCCATTACACCCGCGTCCCCGTCATGGTAGGGGCTTTCCGGCACACGCCGCCGCAGCGCCTCCACGCCCATCCGGCAAGCCTCGTTTATCGGTTCAAGGCTCTCATACGGCTCCCGGTGTTCCGGGTCGAGAATTTCCCGCGCTCTTGCGATTTCCATTTATTACATCCTTTCCGCTGCCGCTCGGAGGGCTTCAATGTCGATAGGAATACCGCGCCCACCCTCATAGTTGATAAACTCGACGACGCTTTCAATGTTCAGCGTGTTCATAGCCAACAGCGCCGCTTCCGTATCTCTGTTGCAACAGTCATTCCAGAGCATATACAGGCGCGCCCCCGTGATGCCTGCCCGTTGCATCCTTTGGAACCCCTGTTCAGCCTTAAACATATCCATGTCGTAGGCTTGCATCAGGAATTGCAGCGCACCCGGGTTGCCTGCGCAAATATCAAAAGTTACCATCATTCCTGCACACCCTCCATTCCGATCTGCCCCGCGTCCTCCGCGTCGTCCTCGGCCTCCTCGATAACCGCCTCCCGGCGTTCCTTATCCTTGTAGAACTGCTCCATGCAGAGCGCCTGAAATTCCGCAAGGTCGTTGATGTATTCCTCTTTCAGAATGTTCATGGGCATGATGGCTGCCAGTACATCCATGCCGTCATGCACCACAAGATACCTCTGTCCCGTCTGGGTCTGTCGCGCCGTGTAATAGATGTATTCGCTTTTCTTGATCTCCTCCGCCAGCGGCGCAAGATACGCCTCGTTGTAGAAGATCAGCTCGCCATCCACCTTGCAGCGGCAGGCGGAACACCATAGCCCGTT